GAAGACGTAACAAGCTTTACCAATCAAACTGCAAACCGCGCACGTCTTGGGAATTACGTTCAAAAATTTAGGGACACCTTCCAAATTTCGGACATTCAAGAGCTTGTAGATACAGCCGGAGTTTCAAACGAAATGGCATTGGCCGAGTCTAAAAGTATTCGCCAAATTAAACGCTCAATCGAATCTGCATTTTGCTCTTCACAAGATCGTCAAGCAGACTCTGGAGCAGGCGCACCTTACAAGACTCGTGGTCTTCTCAAATGGTTAGGAGTTGGTGGACAACCTTCAGACGTACCTGCTGAGTATCAGAATGTTGCTAATGACACAACCGGAACGCAGACCGAAACAACCTTCAATAATGTTCTACAAGAACTTTACGAAGCTAACGGAATGCCTGGTGGTCAGTTAACCTTACTTGCAGGCCCAAGCCTCAAGAGAGAGATTTCTGACTTCTCAAGAGTGTCTTCTTCAACTCGTAACACATATCAAGTTAATCAGGATGCTGAGTCAAAGAAGATCACGCTTTCAGTTAATTTATATGAGGGTGATTTTGGTTTGGTTTCAGTGGCCAGTAGCCTGTTTATAAATCGCACGAGTGGTTCTGACACAGTTGATACTGACGCAGGTCTCTTAATCGATCCTGAGTACATTGGTATGCAGTCCTTAAAATCCGAATCAGTTACTGAATTGGAAGACCAAGGGGGCGGACGCAGAGGTTTCGTTGATGTAATTTGTGGCTTGGTTTGCAATAGCCCAAAAGCACACGGATTTTTCAACTAATAACACTTAAAATAAGGAGATTTAAGATATGCCAGAATTATCAAATAATGAAGCAGGACGTGGTTTCACACATGTGTATACCGCAACCTATGAAGACCTACAGACTATCGGCAATGGTGGTCAATTAACCATCGCAACTATACCAGCAGGTGGTGCAGTTGAGTTAGCAGGTGTATACGAAGCTGAAGCGTTTGCAGGCACAACTTCCCTCGTCATTGATGTAGGAACAAGTAGTGGTGACCCAGACGAATTCATTGATGCTCTTGATGTGGACGCAATGTCTGCACCTGTGTTTAACACAGGAGATGCATTCACAGATGGACAATCACAAGCAGCAGGTGGAACAAACACAGCAGCTTCCGTTATCCTGGAAGTAACAGACGCAGCGATTGCCTCTGCAACTGCTGGTAAAATTGTTATCGGATTACGTATCGTTGACTTAGGTCAATTTGCATAATTGCAATTAGGATTTGGGGAGTGATCTACAATGTGGGTCACTCCCTTTTCCACATCAATTTATTATGGCAGAAATATTCATCCCAAAGTGGAAAGCATCACAAGGTAATGGTTCTCAGTTTATGAAGAACCTAGAGAAGCACTTACGTTACGAAGTTGACCTTGAGAAGTACGAGGCAAGAAAGCGTGAGATAGAAGTTGGCAAAGAGAACCAACTTGGTGGACAGGTCGAAGGACTTGGTCAGCTTAAAGGTACAATACCTGCCCGTGAGTTCTTCCGTTGGGATCAATATAAAAAGGGCTGTTGGGGAGACAAGGCGTTCGTTAATGAAATGCTACGTGACAACCCAAGCTTTAAAGCCAAATCATTTTCAAAGAAGACCTTCGTATCTGGAGGCTTCGACAAACCAAGCTTCGCATGAGAAGAGCAGCAGTAAGCACCATGGTCACCAACCTAGTAAGTATGGTTGGCGTGGATTCATTCCTTACTGCTGAATCAACTGCTGCTGTACGCAGCTTTAATCGTTTTGGCAAGTTAGCCTGGGATCGCACTGCATGGCCATTTGTATCCCGTATCACACAAGTCATACCAGATGTGCGTGTACGAAGTGTGCAAGTAGGTAGTGGAGGAGCGAGCTATACATCTGCACCATCTGTCGCATTTAGTGGTGGAGGAGGTTCAAGTGCAGCAGCCACTGCAACTATTAACGCAGACGGAGAAGTTAATGGAATTGCAGTTACCAATAATGGCACGGGATATACAGGCACACCCACAGTTGCAATAAGTGGTGGTAGTGGAAGTGGAGCAACGGCCACTGCAAGCATGTTGACCTACCTAGACTTTGGCACAACTATAAGCGAGATATTCCGGGTCACTGAGAATGACCCATATGGTACAGGTACAACATCTGACATTGCATACAAGAATGTATATGTAACAGGTGCGAGTGAGTACGGAGAAGCAATACTACCAGATCGCACATCTACTGCACCTGTATGGGTATATTACCGCGCGCCCTACCCTGAGTATGCAAGTGACGCAAGTGACTTTCCATATGTATTTAGCGAGTATGCGGTGATTGGAGCATATGGAGATTGGTTACAAGCAGACGGCCAAACAGATAAGGCACAAGTTATCTACCAACAAGCAGAAGCAATTTTACAAAGCGAGTTAGACAAGCTTGAAAGACAAGAGGGGCAATCAACCCCAATACAATTTATTACTTACGGAACAACTGCCGTTAGTTCGGCATAAAAGGAAAAACATATTATGGCATCAGAATATCGAGGTTTAGGATTAAATGGAGGTGAGTACATTAATGATACTGCTGCTCACGCAGGTAAATTCTTTGCAGTTCTTGCAACGGAAGACACAGTCATTGCGAGTATAACAAGTAACATTGAAAACTTGTCTGACATTTGCACCGGGCAAGATGCAACTACCCTAACTGCAAATACTGCGATTTATGGAAACATAAGTTCCATAACACTTACAAGTGGTGCAGTCATAGCGTACAACATTTAATGGCACTCACACTCGATCTTAATCTTAGCGTAGGACGCGCAAGCACAGGAAGTGGAACTCCACCTTTTGGGCCAAACCTTGTACTACTTACACAGGCAGGTGCGTTTATGCAGACTGAGGATGGATTTTTTTTAGAATTTGAACTTTAACCCAATTATAAAATGGCTAATAAAAAGATAACCGCATTACCTGCTTTAGGGGCAACACCTGCCACAGATGATGTTTTACCCATTGTGGATGTTAGTGGAACTGCAACAACTAAAAAAGTAACAGTTGCCAACCTGGTAGCGGCCGCTCCGCAAGGAGACTTACTCGCAAGCAATAATTTATCCGATGTTGCAAATGCTGGAACGAGTCGGACAAATTTAGGACTCGGTACAGCGGCAACATCCGCAAGTACAGACTTTAGTTCTGCTTTCTTTAGCACTGTAGCGGAAACAACAACCGCTCGTACACTTAGTAATAGTGATAACGGTAAAGTAATTGTTTGTAGCAATGCAAATGATGTTACGATTACATTACCAGACGGCTTAACTTCAGGATTCAATTGTACACTTGTTCAAGAAGGATCAGGAATAGTTAAAGTCCTTATTTCAGGTTCAGCTACATTGTCTGGATATAACTCCAACAATGCAACGGCTGGACGCTATGCTTCTGTAAATATATATCCAATAGGCACAGACAGTTATGTATTGGATGGAACTGCACAAGCAATATCACCTCCTGGAGCTAACGCCCTAAACTATCCTAATGGTATCTTTTTTAATCCTTCAGCTAATTATTACATATCTACCCAACCCATTATGCACTTCGATGCTGATTACATGGATGGTGCAGATGACGCTAATAACCCAACCAATGGTGCTACTCTGACTAGTTGGGGTGATAGGTCAGGAGGTGCTACTGATTATGATTTAGGCCAAACTACCGCGTCCGAGCAACCAACTTATTATTCCGTAGCTGGTTTGACAGGAGTTACTTTTGATTCAAGTGATTACTTCGACTTAGCAAACTCCCTTTCACTACCAACGAGTTTAACACAAGTAATCATAGCGACTAATACTGATGTAAGTGAAAATAGTTTAATCGGTTTAGCTCCCAACAGCACTTCCGCAACATCGACTAACACGCTTTTTGGAACAGGTGGTGCGTATGGCACTCAAATAAAACTTGCAGGTACTGGTCAAACAACCAATCAACCAACCTTCTCACAAACTGATCCTAATATTCATGTAGTTACTAAAGCAGGTACAAGTTTTAAGTATTGGTATCAAGGAGGATCAGAGGTGTACAGTATCACATCTTCATACAGCGTAACCCAAACTACCTTGGGTGCTGGATACTATCAAGGTCTTGATGCTCGCATACACGAAGTTTTAGTTTTTAATTCAACCTTATCAATCTCAGATTTAAATGTAATCAAGGATTACGCTAATAACAAGTACTCTGCAATGTCCGCATCAACTTTTAGCTAATATGAAATACTCAGTACATAACACAGAAGAAGAAGCCTTAGCCGAGAATGAAAGATTAAAACAGCTTCTAGGTATACCTGACGGAAAAGGTACGCTTGAATATTCAGTGCCAAGAGAAATTGAAGGGAAATGGTGCTTATTAATTAAAGATTATGGTATATGGAAAGCCGATCATTTGGCTGTAAATATAGAAGAAATTTAATTCTCCTGGCAAATGATTTACACCGCTATAGTCCTTTTGCTTGTTTGCTTTACTGGGTGCAGTTTGCGCTCTACCTACCCCCTAGTGGGAGGATTGGCTGGTGGTGCTGCCGGAAGTCTAGGTGGCCCTGTAGTTGGTGGACTTTCTGCTGGTGCAGGTGTCCTAGCTGGAGAAGCATTAAAGAACAAAGATGCCCTTATAGAAGCAGAAGAAACCATTGAAGCATTAAGTCACGGAGATGTATCTGCTTTGGTAGCACAAGGTATGGAGGAACACAAGACAGGCTTTGAGAAGTTCACCAGCACAATCAAAAACATTTTAATCGGTGCAGCAGTATTACTTGGTGGTTATCTTGCCATTCCCATATTTATTGCCAAGCGCACTGCTCGTCAATGCTCCCAAACCGAAGCAATTAAACACGCCACTCGCGCACCCTTCCCTGTAAAACCACCCTCCCGTAATGAGAAATCTTGAATTATTAAGAGACAAGTTTTTGGACATGTCTAAGAAAGGCAAAATGTTAACCATATTTGTAGGACTTGTCGTTGGTATCATTATATTAGATTGTTTGTTCTAATGATGGATCGTACTGCAATTCTTGGCATGAGTGGTACAGTTGCCACCTTTGGTCTCGCACACCTGGATGATTTATTTGGATGTATCGCAGGTGTAATCACAATTATTTACATGGGTAGAAAACTCTACCTAGAAATGAAGAACAAGTGAATGGCACGTTATCGTACATCAGGTAGACTCGATGACCAAGTTCTTCAAGATGGGGATCGTGGATTTCGTGGTATAGATTCATACAAAGAAGCAACAAGTTTAGAACCGGGCTTTGTACGGACAAGCGAGAATATGCGCTTGATTGGTGATCTTGCAGAGGTACGCAAGGGTATAGATTTCTTGGCAGGTGCAGTTACACTTAGCTACAATGGTACGAATGAGATGGTATTTGCATCCACACTCTACTCAGATCCTGCAACAGGAAATGAATATGTGGTAGCTGCAACCAAGGATAAAGTAATCCTTTGGAATGATGCAAATAACTCAGGCATTGATATTGATTATCCAGGCAGTGAAG